CCATCATCTTTCTTCTCCTCCTATGCTTTTCTTCTCATATCTAAGATACTGCCTCTGCCTGCACGCTCCTCTGCCGTTTCCAGGATCTCCCCCGTCTCAGCGTCAAACGGACGGGACGCCTCTGCCGCCTGCGCGGCCTGTACATCCTCAATAGCCATCTGCCCCGGGATCTGGCCCGTTACAACCTCTGCGACTTCTACCTCACCGGTACGGAGGTCCTTGCCCATGCTGAGCGCCGTGACTGTGCCAAGAGCCGGCGCCAGGGCCGTCTTCGCCTGGACGCTCGTTGAAACAAAATCCCTGTCCTTGTTCGGTTTGAACGTGATCGTCACTGTGATCTTCCGTGCTGACGATGCATCCGTGTTCGGATCCTGGATATTCTCCGCCACTTCCTTAAGCGCCCGGTTTACCTGTACACTGAACGCACCGTTTGCCAGTGTTTCAAGATTCATGTGTTTCATTTGTCTGCACATCCTTTCTTCTGACTATGAATTGAAAAAATCAGCCTCAATGCCCGTGTCTGCCACGGACATAGCTTCGTTCTTCCCGCTATAATCCGGCCCGTTGCCGGGAACTTCCCTCATCTCCTGCTCAGAGACAACCCCATCTTTTTCTTCTTCCTGGTTATCTACATAATCCGGAGTCCCGTTATCGGAGATAACAGCCATATCCTTATCAATAGCATTCTGGAGATCGATCGACATGATCCCCCACTTGCTGATCAACTGCCGGAGCATGGTCTTCATCGCCATCCCGTCAAAATCCTTATACCAGAAAGAGGAATACTTCCACATCTCACTTTCCGGGATCTTTCCCGCTTCAATCAGCTCTGCCGTTTTTAGATCAAATGCAGCCGAATACTTATCTGCATGGGCCTGCATCTTCTTCTTTGACCAGTACATAGTCTTGCGGAATCCGTTTTCATACTCAAACATGGCATAGTATCCGGCCGTAGGCGTCTCTTCGCGCAGAATGCCATCCTCTATCAACTCAACCTCTATCTCTTCGTTAAGAGGATCATAACAGACCAGTTCGCCCTCCTTAATAGGAAGGACATTCAGCTTCTTGTAATATCCAGACCGTGTCGCCAGTTGTATGTATCCCTTGTAACCAAGCTGGAATTGTGCCTCCACCATCCCCTTTTTCTTATTTTTGAAAGGCACCATATAGAACTGCCCCAGCTGCGGTGACGGTGAAAGGTTCAACGCCTCGCCTAAAAGCGCCGCGTTCAGGATGCTGTTATTCGTGCATTCCTGAAGCGCGGGTGTCGTCTGCACTGCCGATACAATGCTTGAAACGAACCGCGTCCCGTTCTTTCCTCCGACAACCTTGTTGATCTGGTTCTTGACTGCATCCTGCGTCAGATATGCAGTCAGCCCATTCTTCTGTGTCCTCTGTGCTAATGAATTATTTACTGCCATTTCTTTACTCTCCTTCCTTTGGCACTGGTCCGTACTGGATCTGGTTACTGGTCAGGAACTCTTTCAGCGCTTTCAGCTGGTCTGCGGTTGCCGTTACACGGAAATCGATCACATGCATCTTTGGCCCCTGATCAGATCTATCCGGATCCTGTATCTGTACAGGCTCTCGGGAGCCTTCTGCCGGTGTCTGCCCTGCGCACTGCTCTTCTCCTGTCTTCTCCTGTTCTGCACGCTGTCTTTCTTCCTTAAGCTGTTCCCGGCGCCGTCTTTCCGCTGCCTCCCTCTGTTCTGCCTTCCTCTGTTCTGCCTTCCTGCGCTGTTCCGCTTCATACTCTGCTTTCCTCTTCTGGATATCTGCAAGCCTCTGCCCTTCCTGTATGGCCTTTGACAGGTCCAGCGTCTTCTTATAGACCTCCATTGCTTCAAATGAAAATTCCTGAAGCTTGCCGATTGTCAGGACATCGTTACTGATCTGATACATCCGGCTTCTCATCTGCTCTTCTGCCTTAACCATAGAAACTGACGCATTCAGCCATTTCTCATCCCATATCTGGTTCAGTGTCACAAAAGGCTGGAATCCGATCGAACTAAACAGTTCTTCGATTTCCTTACGCTTCTGCTCTTTCTTCTTCTGCTCGACCTCCTTAATCTGGATATCGATCATGCGGATCGGCTCCTCAATCAATGCAATGACTTCTTTTACCTGCTGTTCAAACCGGTTATACGGATCCATGCACAGCTTCTTGATGCGCTTCCTCTCATCCTCAAAGGCCGTCTTAAGTTTGTTCAGGTCAGCCCTGTCCTTCTTTGCCTCCCTTATGGTCTCATCTGTAAATACAAGCCCCCTGTAATCCGCCATCTTGGCAGAAATCTCTTTCTTCAGCTCCTCGTTGTTCCAGCTGATCTCCTTTACAAAACCGCCCTCCTGCGGGCTTATGATCCTTAATTCCATTTTTCTCCTCCTATATCTCCGGCAGTATCAGCGGAGGATTCCTCCCGCTTTCCACATACCTCCAAAATTTCTGTTCCTCCTCAAGAAGCATTTCAAGATCCTCTGCTGCTTCCGAACGTTCAATAAAATAATGTTTTACTGTGGTACGCTTGTCTCTCCCCCATTCACTGACCAGGTGCGCCCTTAATACGACAAATTCGAATCCTGTCACCAGAAGATAGTGCAGTACCTGTATGTAATAGTTATCCGGTATACGGTCTTTCCACTTCTCAAACTGCATGGACTGGAGAATGTTTGTAGTCTTGATCTCCAGGATACCTTTACGTCCATCCTGATCCGTCAGTTCTCCGTCCAGGGACGCCTGCATGAACGGATACCGGATGCTCTGCAATATGCGGTACTCATAATGTTCCACCTGGTACTCCGGATAATCCAGCCTGAAAAGCCCGCGTATATATGCCTCTGCCTCTTTCCCATAGATTACATATGGTTTCCCTGAAATGTCTTCCGGTATACTCCGCCCGGTCTTCTCTTCAAAGAGCTTGATATTCGTCTTATATGGGTTCATGCCGACTACGGCACTTGCGTCGCTTCCGCCGATACCGTTCCTGCGTCCCAAAAGCCACTCCTTTTCATTTTTAAAATCGCAGATCCTGTATTCCACCTTCCTGCCCTCCCCGGCTCCTTCTCCTCAGCTCACCACATACGTACTCATCCCTCTTGCTTTTGTCTCTTCCCGCCCTTTCTTCAACGCTTCCAGATATGTCCCGAAGAAGCCCAGGAGCGAATTGTCCTCAAAACGGATGATATAATTCGTCTTTGCGCCTCCGACAGTATCATTCATCCAGTTCCCCGAGTAATACCAGGACACCAGGGCTTCCGCGAACTCAAGCATGTCGCAGCTATTTTTAGCCAGCATCAGGAAATGCCCGCGTTCTTCCTCTGTCCCTGTGACACATCTTTCGCAGGCATAGGCAAATGCGTCTGTCTCCCTTACTTTTCCTCCTGCTTCAGGTCCAAGACCGATATACACCGCAATCACCTCCTTCCCTTGAGGACCACCCTGTTCTTCGGACTGTCCATAAGATCTCTCACAAGCGGAGATGCATTAAACGCTCTTACCAGTTCCGGCTCCTCTATTTCTAAACGGCGTCGCACCTCATCTGCTTCAGCATCCCTCTCATCTTTTTCTTTCCTGGAATTTTCAATGACAGCATCAAAAAACGCATTGCCTGCCTCTTCGCCAAACCGCCCGCTCAAAGTTTTCCTTACTGCCCTTGCCGTCTCTTCAAGTTCGAGGGCCATCTGTTCCGGATACCCTGTAACCTGGATGAATTCCACAAAATCTCCTACTATGATCATTGACATTTTCTCCCTTCTCCGTTATAATGGGGAATCATTAGTTCCCTGAGCGCTTAAGGCTGATCACCTATGTTAAGCGCTCTTTTTTCATTTCCAGACTGCGCCGTCTGCGGTATCCTGATAGAACCACCAGCACCCGTCTGCGTATGTAATACTGGTCCGGCCGTCCTTTTCCCGGCAGGCCCTGACTGGATCCCCGTGACGCCACGGCCTGTCTGCATCCATGTGGGCCTTTGCAAAGTGCATGACCTCTTCTGTGACCGGGATCTCTTCCCTTGCATTCAATTTGTTCCTCCTTTCTTTTCCGCCAGTCTCCGCTGTATCTCTTCCTGACTGATACCAAACTTCTGGCCAAGCTTATAGATATTGATCAGGAATGTATCGTTACGCTTTCCTGTCTTATGCTTCGGGATAATCTCTCCCGGCCACTCGCCAATCCTTACCATCTCCCGAACCCTCTGTGGTGCACATCCGAGCACGACGGCGGCCTGCGCTGCAGACAAAACATCCCTCATAACTGCATCACCTCTTTCTCCAATACTTGTAATATCTTTCCAATTCTCCTATACCGTAAGTACAGGACATTGCCATGTCTCAGTACATACGAATGGAGTAAATATCTTGACAACACCATACAAAGATCTCGAATTTAATCTCTTTCAGACTTTCACCATGATTCGGCTGAAATACTTCAAAATCTAAAAAGAAACAATTTATTCTAATTCACGTTACGATTTCTTACGTACCTATTCACTGATACATGTCTTTTGGAAAAACGAACAACAATATTGTTCTTTATCCGAAAAAGGGCGCATGTATCTTCGTCATAAGCGAAAAGAACTTATTCGTTTCCGGATTCCGGTCACTATTTCCATAATTGCACTATTTGGAGGATACGGCGTATATAAGAATCCACTTCTGACGCAAATTCTACAAGCAGCAGCGACACTAGTGAAAACCATATCGGAAAGTCTGGGTGCCGTTTTCTAAATGGCACCTTTATAATTACACAACAAGACTTTGGTCTCTTTTTCTGCATTTCCCGCTTTATTCGAATGGCCTGACGTAAACTCTTTACCCGCTTCTCCTCTATCCCGCCAAATCCATAAAAACATCTCGCTATATATTTCTTCAACCTTCACACCACCTCTTTATCTTCTTGCT